GCCACCCCAGCCACGACCTTGTAGTGGTCCCCGGCGGTGTTCGGCACGTTGTTGGATTGGAGGATCCTGAAGCCGAACAGCTTCGCTATCTCGCCGTTGAGCATAACGCCCTCCACACCGGACCACGAAGGGTTGACAATCGCGTCCTCCTGGAGAAGCCATTTCACCACCCACGGGGGGATGACGACAAACCGGCCCTCCGTGGGTGCGTTGGCCTCGTCTAGCGTCTGCTTGACCGCCAGAAGCTCCTCGGTCACAAGGTTGGTGGTGCCATCGAAGACCTTATCTGACGCGTCAGATCCTACAGCGTTCCCGGCCCCCGCTACCATTTGGGCGACGATGTACTGATCGGCCACGTCTGCGAGCTGATAAGCCGCATCTCTCGTTGCGCTCTCCATCAGGGCCACGTTCATCTGCGCCTTGTCGATGTCATCGATCCTGAAGTTAAAATATTTCGCCTGCGTTATTTCAAGCGTGGTGGAGGCGTCGTCCAGCTCCTCAGGATCGCCTAGGCCGGTGCTCTTGTCGTAGTTATCGATGGAGATCGGCCCGTGGGCTGTGATCCTCACCGTGTCGCCTTTCCCCTTTACGTCGCCTTCATAGTCCCTGTTGATCACTCCAGCCTGTCCGTAAACCAGGGCCTTCTGTAGACTCTGGAGGATTTGGGCGGCCCAAACCTCTCCTATGAAATTCGTTATTGCCATGCTATCTTACCTCAAAGTGCCCTCTTTCATTTGGGCCTTTATCTGGTCCATATTAGCGATGATCTCGTCTGGCTTCATGGCCTTCACAGCCTCGCGAGTGAGAGGTTTCTTGACCTCGCCCGCTGGATTGCCACCTCCACCCACAGGCTCACGGGGACCGAGATCTTTCAGTAGCTTTTCGCCGTCAGCCTTAAGCTCCTCTTCGGTCGTCCCCTGGAGTCGTCTCGCCAGGGAGGGAGGGAGTTTCAGGTCGACGACGATCTTCTGCTTCAGGCTGTCCAGGGCAGCGGCTTTGATTGTGGTCTCGGCCTCGGCGATCTTCGTCTTCAGCTCCATATTTTCGGCCTTGATCTCGTCGTAGTCAGCGTATTTTGCCTTCTCGCGGCTAAGCCTCTCCTGAACTATTCGGTCTACGTCTGCCTGGGTAAATTTTAGTTCTGCATCATCTGCCAATGGGTTTCCTCCGAAGTTCACGGCCTTCGTTTGCCTTATTATCTATATTCACAGGTATAGTATTTAAAGGTTTGTCCTTTTTGTGAAAGATCAGGGAGGGATGACGGCCTCCTCCTCCTTGATCCTCGCCTCCTCGGCTTCGAGGTCCTTCTCGGTGGCATCGGGGTCGAGCCTGGAAAGGGACCCCCGCGTCGAGGTAGCTCTCGCTCCCCGTCTCATCGCCTCCACCTTCGCCGCCTCCACAGGATCAACGGGAAGGGCTGATCTCCACTCCAGGGAGACGTTGGCGAGGGCCTGAGATCCCGGCATTCGGGATGCAACCTCGAGTTCTGCTGTGGTCTTGAGGACCTCGATTAACTTCGGCCTAATCCTCAGCCTCAGCCTATTGACTTTCGCCAGCGTGGGTAACATCAGCCTCTTGAGGGCGCTTCCCGACTCGGCCAGGCCGGTCTTGACCTCGCCGAAGGCAGCCGGGCTCAATTCGGCCATGACATACAACTGACCCAACAGGGTCTCCACCTGTCGGAACGTGGCCTCCATCTCAGCATCCCATGTTAAAATCTTAGGCGGTGTCTCGCCTTCGTTCAATGCAATGTACTTCTCGTCACTCGCCCAAACGACCTCTCCCGTGAGAGGGTCTCGGACCCTCAGCCCAGACGGCCCACACATCCAGGGATCGGCGAAGACGTCCAGGGTCCGCGAGACCTTGATCAGCCTCCTTTCGATCTCCTCTACAAGGTCGGAAATGCCTTTGAAATCGTCCAGCCCGTACACGCCGTCGCCGCCCTTCAGATTCGAGAAGGGGGCGACCAGGAAGGCGTCGACGCCCGTCTCCTCTTCGGGCTTCAGTCTGGCGTATCTCGAGATGGTGGAGAGGTCCACGGGCCCTTTGATCTCTTTCCCATCGGCGGTAAGCTCTAGAAGCCGGTGTTCTATCTTCCCCGGCGTGTGGACTTCGACCTTGACGTACTTGTCATCGCCGAAGGGGACCTCCCATGCCAAGACGTGAGCCGTGAACGTCCCCGAGTCGTCAGGGTCCACCACCGGGAACCAGAGTCGAGGATCGATCCTCGATATAGTCCCCCGCTCACCATCCCATCGGACCTTAAGAACGCCGTCGCCGTAGGCGATTATGTCGGTAAAGAGATCGTAGACGGTCAGGTGAAGGGAGTTCTCCTCGACTATCCTATCGGCCGTGTCCTGGTCATCGGCCCGGATCGCTGGAGGGTTGCCCACAGCTAGATCTGCGAAGAGGGTCATAATACGTTTGAACCAATTGACCCTCATCTTGATGATTCGGGGCGCGTCGTCTTCGTTCAGTCCAGCGAAGACCAGATCGTGATCTCCCTCCATCAGCAGCCGGTTCTTAGCGTATCTGTCGAGCCGAGCCTTGTCTGGCGGCCACTTCTGCCCGGGTTTGAGAAAGTCTAACGTGGTGAATACGTTCATCTTGAAGGCCTCCTAAAATCGGTAACTCGGCGGCTCTTGCTGATCCTGTTGACCAGGTATCGAAGGGCGTCGCAGAGGTCATCGTCTTCCTTGATGGGCGCGTCCTCGCCCCGTTCCGTCGCCTTCGGATCCCATCGGTAGCCTTCAAGCTCCTCCTGGAGCATGGGCGTTGACGGGCCAACGAGTTGAAGCCAGCCCTGATCGAAGGCGTTGATCACCTTCTGAATCCCATTGAGGACGTCGTTATCTGCCCGCTGTACGCCCTCGATCCCATCACCCACAAATTGAAGCCTGTGAGCCTTAGCCGCCGGGTCGACGTCTATCGAGGTCGGATACATCCCGTCCAAGAACCTCTTGAGGTCCTTCGAGACTTCAGCCGGGGATTTGTCCGATTTTCGGTACTCGCCGGTGATGTACCACTTGTCGCCTATCCGGAAGCCCTTCAGAAACGCACTCGGATGGGTCGCGCCGGGATCCACAGCGACTCGCATCTCCTCTATTCGGCCGTCGGGAAGGCGAGGGATGCAGTGAAGATCTCGGTTGAAGTTTCGATATACAGCACCCTCGGCAGATACCCACAAGCCGTCGATGTACCTCTGATAGAAGAGGGACCCTTTCGGCCCGAACTGGCGCTTCAGCTCGGAGACGTACAGGGGGTCGAGCCAGGGGTTGTCCGTCAACTCGAAATGCCAGGTCTTGAGGTCCAGCTCACCCTCTCGGTCTATCCACTTCTTCTTGAGGTAATGGCCTGGGTTGCCGGGATTTGTGGTTAAGAAGAGTTGAGATCCGGGTTCGGAGAGTCTCGAGATGAGCATGTTGAAGAAGCTCTCAGGGGTTAGGCTTCCCTCATCGACCAAGGCACCGCCGAGGGTGAGACCTGCTATCTTCGTGAAGGCGCTCTCATCGTTTGCCCCCTCGCAAAGGATATGCCGCCCGTATATGGTGGCTACCTTCAGGGATCGCTTGTAGTCGAAGTTCTGAGAACCTACCAGGGAGGCGATAGGCAGAAGGACGTTGCGCTCCAAACTCGTCAACGTCTTCCCGGTCATCAGCAGGTTGACCCCCGCCGGTGCCTCCAGGACGGCCCGAAGCCACCGGACGTTGGCCCCTACGGTCTTCGCCGATCTGACCGCCCCGTGGGCTATGTTCACCCGAGCGTCGGAGTGAAGGCAAAAGTCCCTCTGCTTTCCCACAGGGACTTGGAAGGTCACGTCTCCACCTCCTCTCCGTCCTCCATCTTCTCAAACAAAATGCGGATTTCCCCGCCCCTCGCCGTCGGGCTGTCGGTCTCTTCCAGCCGCCGCTTATCGATGCCGATCGCTATCGCCGTTGCGAGATACTGAAGATCCCGGGAACTGTCGCAGGTCTTCAGCATAGACCGCGCCTTATCCAGCAGCTCTCCCACAAGCTTTATTCGGGCCTCGGATGCGTAACATGTCCGAGCGACATCTGCCCTTTTCATCCGGGCACGTCCGGCCAAATCAAGGCCTGCCCGCCGGGCAATGTCCGAGACGGTAGATTTGCCACGGCCGAATATCTCGGCTACTTCCCGGGTAGTCTTCCCCGCCTTCAGGGCCTCCAGGATCGCCTTTTCGTCATCCTCCGAGATAGGACTACCGTTTGCCATCGCATATAATAAGGACAATCATTATATAAAAAGGTTGGGGCAATTGTCCGGATTAGGACAATCGCCCCCTCGACGAGCCCATATCCTACAGGAGGTCCACTCGCTAGGGATGCCCCGGCCAATAGGCCTTCGGCTCCAGCGTCGTCCCTCGCCTCAGTTGGCTCTTTAGCTTGTGCTTTCGAGCCCAATGGACGACAGCATCGCGGGTGCAGCCGCCGCCGATCACATCCGCTATTTTCTGATATGTCATCTTCCGTCCCAGCATCTTAGCGAGACAATCTCGATTCTCTAGGATCGGCCATTTGGATCCGGTCATCGTATTTCATCTCCCAAACTTACATGTGAGATGGCCTCCAGGTATGCGTTGGCGGCTGCGAGGGCGCGGGATTCGCCTTCCGCAGTGGCGATGATTCGGTCCTCGTCGTCGCTGATATGGCTTCGATGGGTATCTTCTTCCACCCACCAAGGGCCGGAAGAGTAATTTCGCCAGCCCCGCGCATCGCACGCCCGACAGATCGCGCCTACTAACCGATCCTCGAAGACTTCTTCGCCGTCACCGTCAGGGCCATAATCATTACGGCATGATATTCTGATTAGGTGGAGGCGACGAGCTATCTTCGGCCCCTCATATCCGTCCCCTCTCTCTATCTCGGCGATCGCATCCAGGACGGCGACGAGCTGATCATCGGCGGTGATTATCGAGAGCGGCGCGGGCCTTCTGGCGACCAGCTTCCTTCTCACTTTCATGAACCTCCTCCCATGTCAGATGCCCCTCGTAGCGAAAGATCTCGTCCGCCCACATCCGAGCGGCCATCTCCTCGATCAGCGCCTTCTCCAGCGTCGCGGCCCTCATTCTCAGGCCGTCTCGCTCGTCGGCGAGCCGCTGGAGGCCGTGGCACTGATCCATCAGCGAGTCGCGTTCCCCGATCAGCTCGGCTATCCTCGCGTCCTTGATCCTGATCTTAGCCGAAGAGGTCATCGTATTTCATCTCCCAACGCATATAGAGCCCTCGGATTGCCCGACTCGCCTTTTCTGCGAGGGACCGAGCCCACCCGGACTACGAGCCGATTTTTCATTGCGGCCTGGATGTTTGCTTGGATGGTTCCGAGCTTGCCGCTGAGGACATCCCGAATCTCGAAAGCCGTCATTGGTCGACCCTCTGCCAACAAGACTGCAATCACCTCTTCCTGACTCATCCCATCGCCCCATCGA